ACATCCTATCTTCTGAAATCCTTGCGGAAATCAACAGAGAAGTTGTTAGAACAATCTACACTACTGCAAAAGCTGGTGCTCAAGTTAATGTTACTACTGCAGGAACATTTGACTTAGACACAGACTCAAATGGTAGATGGTCAGTTGAGAAATTCAAAGGACTATTATTCCAACTTGAGAGAGATGCTAATGCAATCGGTCAATTAACAAGAAGAGGAAAAGGTAATATGATTATCTGTTCAGCTGATGTTGCTTCGGCACTTCAAATGAGTGGTGTATTAGATTACGCTCCTGCTCTTGCGACTAACTTAAACGTTGATGACACAGGAAATACTTTCGCTGGTGTATTAAATGGTAAATTTAAAGTTTACATTGATCCATATAGTGCAAATATTTCTGCTGATCAATTCTACGTTGTAGGTTACAAAGGTACTTCACCATACGACTCTGGACTATTCTATTGTCCTTATGTACCACTACAAATGGTAAGAGCAGTTGGTCAAGATAGTTTCCAACCAAAAATCGGTTTCAAAACTAGATATGGTATGGTTGCTAATCCTTTCGCAACAACTAACGGTACTGGTGCAATTGACTTAACGTCACCTGCTGCTGGTGATCAAAACGTTTATTACAGACGTGTTCAAGTTAAAAACATTATGTAATATTGGTTTACAACCGATTATAAAAGAGGGCGCTTCGGCGCCCTTTTTTTTGCTTACAATGATTATAAATAGTACATAAAATATGACAAAAAAGAAAATTAAAGAATTAAGACAAATAGTATTAGGTGTAGGTTCACTCATAATTATTATGGGTATACTTGCCTATTGCTTAAACTATATGAATCCTAAACAAAATGTATTAGAAGAATTAGAAGAAAAGATTAAAAAAGTAGAACAAAAAGAGATTATTCTTACGGAACATGAGAAAGAACTAGAGAAAAAAGCTACTGAAAAAGAATGGCAAGAAGTAGATAATTCAACAGATAAATAGTATTATGACAGACACAAATGTAATTGATAGAACGCCTACTAAATTTGACTATGCAAGTCCGATACAATTTAGATTTAAGATGTCTAAACTTCCAGAGGTAGAGTTCTTTGTACAGACTGCAAACATACCTGGTATCGCTTTAGGATCTACAAGTTTTGAAACACCTCTAAAAGACATTGCAGGTGTTGGCGACAAGGTCACATATCAAACTTTAGATGTATCATTTCTAGTTGACGAAAATTTAAATAACTATAAAGAGTTACACGACTGGATCACAGGTCTGGGATTTCCACAAGATCACAAACAGTTTAAAAATCTATTAGGCACAGGTAGTGATAGATTTCCAGGAACTACATCTAGCACGGCCGCAACAGGAACAAGCGTGCCACAACCTTCAGCAGAAGGTAGTATATATTCAGACGCAACGCTAACAGTTTTAAATAGTAAGAACATTGCCAAAACCGAGATAAGATTTCAAAATGTTTTTCCTATATCCCTAGGTTCGTTATCTTATGATGTTAAGGCAAGTGATGTCGATTATCTACAAGTAAGTGCCAGTTTTAACTATATGTATTATGATATAGTTCAGATTTCTTCTTCATAGGCTTGACAATTAATTTAAAAGGTGATAAACTATATACATGACATTAGAAGAATTACAGCAATCGGTAAATAAAGATTTTAAATTAGATGACACGGAACTAGATGCCGAGTCAATTAAGATACCTTTACTACACAACAAATATCTACAACACTTTAATAAGTTTTCTCTACTATTAAAAAAATCAGAATATGATCATAAAACTATGTTGAGAAATAAATGGGAATATTATACAGGTAAGGCAGACCCTAGTGTATATCAAGAGAAACCATTTGACATAAAAGTATTAAAGGCAGATGTACATATCTATATGGATTCTGATCCTGAATTACAAAAGGCAGATCAAAAAGTTGCCTATTTAAATCAGATAGTTAAATATCTTGAACAAGTTTTAAGAAGTATAAACAATAGAACATTCTTGATTAAGAATGCTATCGAATGGAAGAAGTTTACTAGTGGAGCAATATAAAATTATTAACATAAATGAATCAGATACATTCTGTGATGAAATAATTGCAGATGGAGAACAAAAAATATTTGAAAATGCAGATGTTGAAAGTGAAAATAAAGAAGCTAGAAGTTGTAAGGTGTCGTGGATAAATGATAAAAAATATCAAAAATTATTAAGTCATTACGTTATACTATCTAACAAATCATATAATTATTCATTAAAAGAATTTGAAGATTTACAATACACTTTATATAAAAAAGGTGACTACTATGATTGGCATATAGATACTCACGATAAACCTTATCCTAACGGCACAATTAGAAAATTAAGTTTTACATTGTGCTTAAATGATGAGTTTGAAGGTGGTGATTTTAGTATATGTACCCCACACCCAATATCATCATTTACAAATAAAGAAACATTTAAACTTAAAAAAGGTGAGATGATTGTCTTTCCTAGTCATGTATGGCATAAAGTAGATAAGATTACCGAAGGCACTAGAAAATCATTAGTAGGTTGGATCGTAGGAAATCAATGGAAATAATTAATATAAATATAAGTATGACAATATGGAATACACATTTATATGATTATCAATCGGGACAATTCTAATCTCATCATCATAGAAAAGAAAAACGAAGTTTACATTACGGTAGACTGTGACTCTAGCGTACAGCGAGAGATATCTGAATTTTTTACTTTCTATGTGCCAGGTTATAAGTTTATGCCTGCATTTCGTAATCGTATGTGGGATGGTAAAATAAGATTATTCTCACAAAAAACCAAAGAGATTTACTTTGGATTATATCCATATATTAAAGCATTTGCCGAAGAAAGAGGTTACAATATAGTGGCCGCCAAAGATGTAGATATAGATAACAAGGTTGATAGAGAAGTTGTCACTAAATTTTCAAATAGTCTAGGACAGAAATTTGAGGCAAGAGATTATCAGATAGACGCAATATATCATAGTTTAAAACGCAATAGGACCCTCCTGGTGAGTCCTACGGCATCCGGTAAGTCATTCATCATATATTCCTTAATTCGTTATTACAGTCACTTAATCAAAGAGGATGCCAATAATAGAATATTATTAATCGTGCCGACAACATCATTAGTAGAACAAATGTACACAGATTTTGAGTCATATGGTTGGAATGTAAAGAAGTATTGCCATAGATTGTATAGTGGTTATTCAAATCAAACAGACAAAAAAGTGTTGATATCTACATGGCAGAGTCTATACAAGTTGCCAAAAGAATACTTTAAACAATTTGGTTGTGTGTTTGGCGATGAGGCACATCTATTTAAATCTAAATCATTAACAGAGATTATGACTAAACTAATCGATTGTAAATATCGTATCGGTCTTACAGGTACTTTAGATGGTGCTCACACACATAAGTTAGTTTTAGAAGGATTGTTTGGCGCTGTAAATAAAGTTACATCTACTAAGAAACTTATGGATAAAAAACAGTTAAGTAATTTAGCTGTAAGATGTTTAATACTGAAACATACTGAAGCCAATTGTAAAATTATATCAAAAGGTAAATATCAAGATGAGATAGATTATCTTGTAGGCAGCACATCAAGAAATAATTTTATTCGTAATCTAGCATTAAAACTTAAAGGTAATACTTTGATATTATTTCAACTTGTAGAGAAACATGGTAAGAACTTACATCAAATTATTCAAGACAAGGCCGAAGAAGATCGAAAAATATTTTATATATACGGCGGTGTTGAAACAGAAGAAAGAGAAAAGGCAAGAGCGATAGTTGAAAAAGAAAATAATGCTATTATTGTAGCAAGTTATGGCACTTTCTCTACTGGTATTAATATCAAGAATCTACACAATATAATATTTGCAAGTCCTTCAAAGAGTAGAATAAGAAATCTACAATCAATTGGTAGAGGATTAAGGTTAGGCGACAATAAAGTCAATGCCACTTTATATGATATATCAGATGATCTAATTTACAAGTCTAAAGAAAATTATACGCTAAAGCACTTTCAAGAAAGAATAAATATATACAACGAGGAAGAGTTTGATTACGAGATACATAATATTAACTTAAAGGATTAAAATGGATACTATTAAGGAAAAAGATTATCGTATGGTAAGATTAATTGATGGCAGCACCATTATGGGTACTATCTCAGTTGATAAAGACTTCTTACGAATTACAAACGCATTAGAGATACACACGGTACAAAGGTTAACAGAAGTAGGTTCTAAAGAAGATACTACTTTGAAACCTTGGATACTATTTACAGATGATAAAACTTTTATTATTCCTAAAGATAAAGTATTAATAATTACACAGGCAGATCAACATATATCACATTACTATGAAGTGATATTACAAAAGATAGAAAACGATAAAGCGAACGCCAAACCCGTATTGTCTGCTGAAGAAATGGATAAGATATATGCATTGGCAGATCAGATGGATAGATTACGGCAAACTGAACCAAAAGAAAATATACAATGGTCGGAAGATGATTTAATTGATTTATTTGGCAAGAAAACTATTCATTAATAGAGAGCTATATAGCTGGTTCCCCAAGCGACTACATACGCAGTATATCATGGAATTCCAGACTCGTCAAGCGTTTTGAAAAATAAAATTAATTAATACAACTTGCTTTACAATTA